AAGTCGGGATCGGCCGCCGCGCCTGCGCCGCAGACGCAATCGACCAGCCACCGCCCGAAGTTGATCCGCGCCGGCCACGACTCGCGTTCCTTGTGCGGCACGACGACCACGCCGGTCTCGAGGAACGTCGCCAGCGCGGCCTCGTGCATCGCGACGTACTGCTCGTAGGTCGCCACCTGATAGATGGTCCGCGCCGTCAGGATCGCGGTCGGTTCGTAGCGCATCAGGCAAACCCGAAGATAGTGCCGGTATCGAGCAGCCCGCGCACCGGATGGTCGAACATCCACGCATCGCCACCGGGGGCGCTGGTGACGTGCGGCACGATGCGATACCGCACCGTCAGGTAGGCTCCGACGTGCACGCGCTGAAACGCGTACGTGATTCCGCGGATGTCGTAGTCGACATGGTTGACACCGCTCGTCAACTCCGAGGCGGTGATCACATCGCCGATGTCGAGCGTCAGCGCGCCAAGCATGAGCGCCGGCGACCGCTGCGGGTCGAACACCAACTCTTCGCCGGCTCGCGCACGGTCCGCGTACTGCGCCACCAGCTGATCGGCGAGCGGTTGCACCGCGTTGATCGAGTCTTGAAAGGGCATGTCGATGGCCGCCGCGCGATCGCCATATCGCTTCGGCACGTACGACTCCAGCGTCATCGGCGTGTAGTCGTAGATCGCGGTGCCGCGCAGCTGCCGAAACTGGACGTAGAGCACCGACGCGCCCATGTTGCTGATCGTGGTTTTCGCGCTGCTGGTGAACCCCTCCACGACGTTCGAGACTTCGGCGGTGCGATCCGCGCCGGTCCCGTCCTCGTTGGCCGTCGCGTGATAGTCAACACCAGAGACGACCGACACGAAGTTGTAGCCGCCGACCACACGCTGCGGATTGTTCGGGTCGGAGTACTCGTCCCAGATTTCGATGACCTGGCCGGGGTTGATCGGTAACGCGCCCTCCACGCGAAAGAGCACCACCGGACTCGGGCTGGTCGATTTCTGATGCAGCGTCAAATAGAAGTGATTGAACACGTTCCGCAGCGAGCTCGCGCCGGCGAACCCGGGACCGGCGTACAGCAGGTCGGCATCTTCGATGACGAGCGCCGATGACGCCTCCGCTTGGTTCTGGCGGTTGCGGTATCGGAACGTGCCGACCTTGTTCACGAACGCCGTGCCGAGGGCGCTGATCACCGCGTCGAAGATGAGCGACAGCGCCACCGCATTACTGTCGGTCTGGTCGAACGCGAACGTGAATTCATCGAGCGCCGTGTCGAGGTCGAGCGGCGGCTGCGCTTCGGGCGGCAACACGTCGACCACCGCTTGAATCAATTCCGTTTCGGTCTTGTTGATCTGCGGCGGCAGTGCGCGCGGGATGCCCGTCGAGAGGTCGGCCGCCGCGTCCTGCGCGAGCACCGTGACGCGCATCGGCGTCCGCCCCGGTGTCGGATCGATCGTGCGGATGCGCCCGCGCCACAGCGGATAGATCGTGTCGTTGAAGGACGCGAGCAGCCGCACCGGGCACCCTTCCAGCCAGCCGGGACGCGTGTTCGGGTGCGCCGGCGAATACCAGCACGCGGTGTGCGCCGAGTTACTCGCACCGTTGTTCAACGTGAATTCCAGCGTGCCTGGCTGACAGATGCGGTCGGCTGGTGACGTGCCCGGAATGCCGCGCGTCGCGCTGATGCCCGGTTCGCTCAACACGTCGGCCATCAGGTTCGTCCATTCGGTGTCGCCGTCCAAGATGACTTCGATGATGGGATCGCAGAACGCGTAACGGTCGGACGTGTCAAAGACCACCGGCCCATCGAACTGGACCGGCGAGAACACCGACCGCCGCGGCTTCGGCACGCTCACGCCGACGGCTCCATGACCAGCGGCCCGAGCCGCAACACGTCGGCACCACTGATCGGCGGCAACGCCTCGAACGGCAGCGGCCGCCACGCGATCGAGACTTCGACGGTCGCGAGTTCCGTCAGTCGCCGGTTGAATTCCTCGACGTGTTCGAGCTTGACTTTCAGGATGCTCGTCGCGCCGGCGGCGCGCTGCTCGTCCGTGACCGGGACTTCCTCCCCGAGTTCGCGCACGTGCGCTTCCCGCTGACTGGCGAAGTACGCGGTCTCGGCCTTCACCAGCCGCGCGAGTTTCGCGACGTGGTACGCGACGGTCGCCGGCAACCGTTCCTCGAGGAGTCGATCGAGCGCGACCTCGGCGTTGACCAGGTCCCCGAGCTTCATCGCGATCGCCGGCGCCGGCGGCGCTTCGCGCAGCGGTTCAACCGTCGCACGCTTCATACGCCGGCCATCATGTTCCAGAGGGTCGCGATCTGACTGCGGATCTCCCCGTCGGTTGCGCTCGTCTCCGTCGCGTCCGCTTCGAAGTTGAACGTGGTGTTCGCGGCGATCAGGTTCGTCGCGTTCGTGATCGTGGGTGCGAGCGAGGCCGCCATGCCGCTCGGGTTGTTGATGATCGCCTGAGCCAGTTGACGACGCTCCTCGTGGTTCTCAACGGTCGTCGGCTCGCCGGCGGTGACTTCCGCCTCCTGCACCAGCAGCGAGGTCAACCGCTTCAGGAAGTTCGGATCGGCCGCGAGCTTCATCTGTGAACGTGGTGTCGTGGGCATTCGCTCTCTCCTTCTAGTGCGGTGTGCCGATGTTCTGGTAGTACGTGACGCCATCGCTGCCGGTGGCGGCGAGCCTGAGCTGACGGTTCGGCGCGGTGCCTGTTTCTTCCATCCACCAAAATCCCGCCGCCGCCGAGGGCGTCGCTGAGAGCAGCGTCCGTATCGCGGTCCACGTCGTCGTGCCGCCGATCAGCACTTGATCCGACGCATTCGTGCGGAGGAGTCCGATGTCTCCGGTGTTCGCGGCGTTGCGTGCGTTGACCGACTGGCCGTTTGCGAGTCGGACCGCACCGCTCTGCGCGGGGTTCGACGGGCCGAGCGTGATCCACGGCCACGGCGTCGTCGTCGAGCCGAGTCCGCTGCCAGCGCCAGGACAGACCGCCAGCACGCCGCTGGACCCGAGGTAGATGATGTCGCTCGATCCTTCGAGGCCGAAGGACACGAGATACAGATTGCCCGAGGCGGCTCGATTGCGAAATTTGATCGAGCCGTCATTTCGCATACGGATCGTGCCGTCCGTGGACGTGCCGCTTGGACCGCAGATGAACGCCGTATCGGCGATGATGACGCCGCTCTCCGACGAGGAAACTTGCGCGCGCAACTCGCCGCACGTGATCGGCGTGTACTTCGACCCGTCGCCGATGACACACAGCAGGTTCGCGCCACTCGCCTGCAATCGCGGGTACGATGCCGTCGCGGTCGTGCCGAAGATTGCGATGCCGCCGTACACCATCACAGGCACGGCAGTGTCGCCGAGCAGGAGTTGATTGTTGCTGTTCACGCTGATGACGTGCAGATCGGCAGTGTTCGCCGCATTGCGCGCCATCACTAGACCAGCGTTCGGCAGTCGCAGCGAGCCGCCGACGGCGGGATTCGTGCCGAGCAGGATCGCCGTCGAGAAGTAGCCGAGGGTGAGTCGGTTCGAGAGGCCGCCAAGTTGGATGGCGTTGTCCGTCAGCGGATACAGGGTGCCGACTTGATTGATGCCCCAACGGTTCGCACCACCCGCGTAGAACAGCAAGCCAGCGGTCGCGCCGATGCCGGCGAGCGTGAGGTTATTGCCCGGCAGCGACTGCAACGTATTGACGTTGACCGACGTGCCGAAGAAACCGTTTCGCACGCGGTGACTGCCATCGCCGAGGTCGAACGTGTTGTCGGACGACGGAAAGAGGTGCCCGTTGTTGATGACGGTCCACGTCCACGGCGTCGCGGTCGAGCCGCTGACGCCAAGACCGTTGAACGAGGGCGCGAGTAGGAATCCGGCGGCGACGGGATTCGCCGCGCCCGAGGCCCACCCGACCGTGATCTGATTCGACGCATCTGCGCCGATGAGCGCCAGGTCGCCGCTGTTTCCTGTGTTCCGTTCGGTGACGTACGCACCGTTCGCCAGCCGCACCGCACCGGCGGCGGCCGGCGTCGCGCCCACGGCCACATAGGTGGAGAAGGCCGCGCTCGTCTGCGTAACAGTGCTCGTCAGACTCCACCCATCGGGCGCAGTGGGATCGCGCTGGAATAGTTGGCCGAGCGCGCCATCGCCGCGAATGACGAGCGAATCGTTCCACTCGCCCGACGACATGTCCGATGTCGGATCGTCGGCCAGTGCGGAAACCTTGCGGTGATTGATCGTGGGTGCCGGCATGTCCTTACCTCGCCACCGCCAGCACGCCGCGCAGGGCAATCGTCAGGCGTTCCGGCGAGAGCCGCTGTTCCGCGAGCAGCGCGTTCTTCAATTCGGTGATGTCCTGGCGCAGGCCGGCCAGATGCTCATCGCTCATGCCGGCGGATTCGCCCTCTGGCACGATGGCTTCTCGACCGTGCAGCATCGCCAGCGCGCCCTTGCCGAAGTTGATGAACTTGCCGCGCGTGCCGTGCTGGAATCCGGGCACGTCCGCGACCGGAACCGAGTGCTGCGGCAGACCGGGATCGTTGTAGTGAATGTTCACCGTCACGTCGGTCGGGATGTTGGCGATCGCCGACGCGGTGTCATCGATGGCGACGTTCAAGCTTTTCGCGATGACCTGCGTCAGCTTGTCCACCGAGTCGACCATCATCTTGAACCCCTCGGTCATCGTCACCGAGAAGTCGATGCCGCTATCTTCGAGGTTCTCGATCTTGTTGCCGGCGAGGTCGGTCAGCTGGCCTTGCTTCGCCATCTGCTCCAGCATCGGCTTCATCGCGGCCGGCACTTCCGCGCCCATCTTCAGCGCGTTGTGGATGTACTCGTTGACAGAGTCCGACATCCGCGTCGTGATCGCGACGGTGTTGATGCCGGCCGAGTTGAGCAGCTGCCAATCCGAATACAGCTGCTGCGCCTGCTGGTCGAGTTGCTGCCGCTGCATCGCCGGCCCGAGTTCTTCGATCGAGAACCCATACCGCTTCACCGCTTCGTCGAGCGCCGCGTACGCATCGTTCTGGAGTTTGAACGCCGCGTTGATTTCTTCGATCGCGCCCTTGTAGGCGGCGGGATTCTTCGTGTCCCACAACCGCAGCGTGACCGCTTCGGCTTCGGCGGCGCTGCGACCTGTCGCCAGGAATGCATCGCGCACCGCAATGGTGGTTGCCGCCCACTGGCGGCCGCCGGCCTCCGCGCGCTGCGTGGCCGTGAGCAGACCGGCGAGCTGCTGCTCAAAGGCTTGCACCGTCTTCCGGCCTTCCAGTTCCGCTTGCGACGGGCCACCAAAGAGCTTCTTAATGCCGCCCCACAGCGCCTCCAGCGCGGGACCGATCATCGCGCCGATACCGGGAATGGCGGCACCGAGCGCGCCGCCGATGGCGTTGCCGAACACTTTCGACAACCCGCCCGTCGCCGCTTTGGTGACGCCGGCGAGCGCGCCGTTCTCACCGAACAGCGACCCGCCGAGTTCCGCGCCGAAGGATTTCAGCGCACCGCTGACACCGCCGCCGCCGGTGAACGCAGCCATCAGCGTCTTCGGCAGATTGCCGAGCGCCTCCGACATCGTTTCGCCGAAGCCTTTCGCGACGCGCGTCGCTTCCTGAATCGGGCCAACGAACTGGTGCGCGATGTCCGGCCCGAGATCCTTGACGCGCTCACCGACCTGCTCCAACCCGTCGGCCATGCCCTTGAATCCGAAGTTGGCAATGTGCGCGGTGCGCTCGATCTCGGCAATCTTCGCCGTCGAGGTCGTGATCGTTTTCGAGAAGTCCACCAGCGTCGTGTCGGCTTTGCCGATCTGCTGCGTCAGACCGGGGTAGCCGCGCTCGAGCGCGTGCACCGCGTCGGTGCTTTTCGCTAGTTCGTTCTTCAGCTTCTCGTGTTCGGCGGCGGATTTTTTCATCGCCTCCGCGTGTTCTTTGTTCGTTTCGTTGAGATCCTTTTCGACGCGACCCATTTCGGCGAGCGCGGCGGTCGCGTCGGGCACCTTCAGCGCCAGGTCTTTCACCGCTTGCCGCGATTTCTCCAGCCCCTTCTCGGCGTCCTGCACCATTCGCGTGGTGTCGGGCATCTTCTTGTTGAACACGTCCCACGCGGCAGCGGCCCACCGGAATCCTTCCGCCACCAGATGCAGCGTCTGCGGCAGGCCGGTCATGTCCGCGACGAAACTCGCGAGCGGGATCGCGTAGTCCTTGACGATGTCGAGGAACAGGCTCGCGGCCGGAATCAGCGTGCGACCGATCGAGATGCCGACCTGTTTGGCCGACTCGGTCAGCGCCGCGAGTTTGATGTTGAAGTCTTCCGCTGCCTCGGCCTGCTCCGCGGTGACAATGTCGAAATCTTTCGTCGCGTCGAAACCTTTCTGGAGATCGTTCACGACCGGGATCAGGTCGCGCGCCTGCTTCCCGAACAGGCCGGCGGCCGTCGCTGCTTTTTCGGACTGGTTCGTGATCTTGGAGAGGCCCTCCGCGATCATCGGGTAGTACTCGTCCGGTTTCGCGTTCTGCACCTCCTTCAGCGACAGGCCCATCTTGTTTAGGCTCGCGACGAATTCGGGCGAGGCCTCGCCAAGTCGCTTCTCGAACTCGAACAGGCCGGCCGTCAGCTGGCCCATGTCCGCGCCGATCACCTTCGCTGCATTCGAGAGCTTCGAGAGCGCCGGCACCGACAGGCCGGTCACGTCGGCCATGTCATCGAGTTCCGCGTCGGCTTCAGCGGCTGCGACCGTCAGCGCGCCCAGGCCGACGACGGTGCCGCCGATCGCGGCGGTGACGCCGGCGGCGATACCGATGGTCGCGGCCATCTCACCGCCGAACAGTCCGACCGCCTGCTTCGCCGCGCCCATCGGGTTGGTGATCGCGCCGGCGACATCGATCTGCCCGACCTTCGACAGCGCGGTTTCGCTTTGCTTCGTGGCGTCCGCGAGCGCCAGCATCTCTGGCGGTGCGGTCTTGCCGAGCGCGGTGTATTTCGCAATCGCTTCGGTGACGAGCGCGTTGACCTTCTTCTGCTCGTCGGCCGTCAGCTTCGTTGCGCCGCCGATTTCGTCGATGGCTTTGACGGTGAGGGTCGCTTCCTGAATGACCTTCGATCCGCTGAACGCATCGCCGACCCGTTGCAGCTGCTTCTGCACCTTGGACGCGCCGACCTCGAGTTCCCCGAGGTGCACTTCCGCTTCGCGCACCGCTTTGGTGAACGCGGAGAAGTCAGCAGCGAACGTCGCCTTAACGGCCATCAGGTTCCTTGTTCAGTTCCTCGACCAGAATCTCGTAGACGTGGACCGGGAGTGCGAGCACGTCCTGATAGCGCCAACCCATGCGCCGCGCGATCGCTAGGTCGCTGACGATTCGGTCGCGCCAGTAGGGTCCTGCTTTTTCTGCGCCTCCCGCTCCGCGTTGATGCGGTCCTCGTGCGCTTCCACCGCTTCGCTGACTTCCTTGAAAATGTGCGGCTTCAGGTTGTTGATCGCAGCCTCGCTGACGGGGATCGGATGACCGTTCCCGTTGCTGAACGACCAGCCGACGAGATACTCCGCGAGCTTGGTCAGCCCTACCTTCTCGGGATCGAGTTCGGTTGCGATGCGTCCTTCTTCACCTGGCGCCATCCGCTTCACGAGGCGCGCGAAGACGCGACGGCTCTCGCCGGCAGTCAGTTCCTTCTTCACGTCGATCCACCGGCCGTCGCTCAGCGGCAGCCGCACCACATCGGGCTGGACAAACTCATCGGCCATTCGTCACCCCATCATCAAGTTCACCGAGTTTCGCGTGGAGCAATCCCGCGCTCGTGATCTCGAACCACATAATCGGCCAGCGAAACTCGCCGGTCTTATGCGGCGCGTGGAAGGTCAGCGGTCGCTGCGCCATCTTGTAGGCATCGGACAACACGATGCGGCCGATCACGGTCCACGTGTTGTCCTGCTTCCGCGTCACCGTGTAGCGTTCGATCGCCGCCGCGTTGAAGTACTCCCCTGCGCCCGGGACGATGCGTCCCTGCGGAAACCACTTCACTGCGGCGGCGACGCCGCGCATGACCGCGACACCGCGCATCGGTTACGCAGCTGCCGCGAGCGGTGTCACCGGCGGTTCCATGTCCCACGCGCCGGCCGCGCTGAACTCGCCCGAGATGCTGACCGCTCCGTCGACCGCGACCTCGATCGAGGCGTCCAGCCACGCGAGTCCGGTGAACAGGTAGGTCGGGTCGAGCGTGTTCGGGATCAGTTCCAGCAGTGCCGGGACGCTGCCGCGCGCCGCCTCGAATAGCGTGCGGTCGGTCTTGTCCCAGAAGCCGCCCACGCTGCCCTTCACATCGGGCAGACCCTGGACGTAGATTTTGTTCGGGTCGCCGAAGCACGTTACGTCCACCTTGTCGGTGGAGAACGAGCAGCTCCACGAACTGAGAGATGCGACGACGACGGCGGTCGCGCCGCCCGTCTTGTCCATCTTCACCTGCCCGCGCATTCCGTGGACGCGATCACTGGCTGCCATGCAAGTCCTCCGTTGTCGGTTACGCGATCGTCGGCTGCACCCACACCTCGTAGATGCCGCCGCGGTGATGCCATTCCTTGTTCAGTTCGTCGCGGTCCGGGTAGTTCACGTGCTCGGTGCGTTTCATCAGCATCAGCGCGTAGCCGGTAATCGTGAGGTCCTGCAGGTGCAGGAGCTCCACGATGCGCTGCGCCGCCTGAATCGCCACCGACGGATTCGAGCCTTGGACCACGGCCTGCACGATGAACGTGAACACCTCGTGCGAGGTCGCGTTCTTCATCGGCTCATCCGAGTGCGCTCGCTGCGTGATCAGCCCGAACTTCGTGAGGTTTACTGGTGCGACGTTCATGTAGAACGAACCGACCAGCCCGAGCAGCGCCGCGTCGGCATTCAGCTTCGCCAGCAGCGCGCGATTCACTTCGTTGCTATCAGAAGGCAAGGTCGCCACTGACCTCGAAGCCGTCATCGACCATCATCTGCACCAGCGCGCGGTTCATCGCCTTGCGGTTGCGAATCGCAATGTCGATGACGCCGTCGCGGTGCTGTTCCTTCAGCGACTTCATGCGACCGCGCTTCCAGCCGGCTTCGGTTTCGCGGTTCACGGTGCCGAACTCCCAGAGGTGCGAATGGTGCGCGGTGCTGATGACGGCGTTCGTCACGCCGGCGTCGGTGATGTTTTCCTCGACCTTCAGCCCTTTGCGAAGGTTGCCGCTATCGCCCAACGGGTACGAGATAAAGACCTGCGAGTAGGTGATCTGCGTGTAGTGGTCCACGATGTCCTTCGCACGGTCGCGGAGGTGCGTCGGCATCTTCTGGAGCAGCGCGCGAAACTCCTGCATCCCGCCCCACGCGATCCCGCTGCCGGCGGCCATTACGTCACCTGCTCCGCGACGAGCAGCACCAGTTCCTGATCGCGCTCGTCGACGTTGACGCGGTTGAGCACGTGGAACGTGCGACCCTCGAACTCGATGACGGTTTCCTGCGTCACGCCCGGGTGATAGGGACCAGTGATGATGTGCGTCGCCGTCGCTACCACGGTGCCGGCGAACTGCGCTTCGATGTCGGACGCGGACGCCGCGCGAATCTGAACCGACAGCTGCGGCGGATCGAGCGGTGCCAACCCTTCGGTGTAGCCGCCGTCGGGATCGACCACCGGCTCGCCGGGATTCGACAACGTGATGCGGTGCGGCCGTTCGCAGATCGGGACGCGCGGTCCAATCACGCGAGCACCACCGGCACCCACGGCGCGATCAAGTCGCAGTAACCGAACGGGACTTCGTACGCTTCATCGATGAGCGCCAGGTCGCGGCCGAGTGTCGCGTAGTGCGCGGTCAGCACACCGACGATGTGCACGAGTTCGGGCGGGATGTCCTCCGGTGCCTCATAGCCAGCGGTGACGGTAAAC